AAAAACGCTGTGCGTGTTCGGCTCATCAAACCCTTGTGGGTGTTGGGTTTTGTGGCGTTCGCGTTGGGTCTTTACTTGTTGTCCGCGTCGCGCATTGCATGGCTTACAGCTAGCAACAAGGTTGTCCATGCTGTTGCTTCCACCTTCCACAATGCTTAGTACGTGGTCGGCTTCGGTTGCTACGTTGACGCCGCACCAATGGCACGGGGGGTTGTCTGCCAGTAGTCGAGCGCGGTTCTTTTTGAACTCTGTTTTGTTTCGTGTCTGACTGTTTAGGTTGGTTGCCATGCTCACGCGCCTTCGGCTTGTGCTAGCGCGCCGGCAGGCCGGCTTGCTTCCGGTCGGTGTTGGTTGTGCATTGTGTCGGGTCCAAGTCTGTTGTGTTTGTTTGTGTGTATGTTAATTTGTTGTGTGTGCTAAACGCTATGGGGGAACGTCTAGCACGTTGTAAAGCCTAATGTGATTAAGTCCCACCCACGGGGTTGCCCTAACCCGTACCCTCTTACTTACGCCTGATTATGTTTACAGGCTGCCGCGCCATTGGCCCGGTCATTTCGTCGCGCATGATTGCGGGCATAGCGCACTACCTACGTTGCCGTATGTTCCCAACTGCCGTGCAACGGGCTTAGGGCTTGGCTAGTCCTACGCTTACGCGCAAGCTAGAAATTTAATGATTACTGGCAACTGGTTAGGTCGCCAAACCTGGACTATTGCACCCGATTGTTCGAGCCTGTCCAACCATGCTTCTTGCTTCTTATGCACTATCCCAATGTCTGTTTTTAGTTCGGCGAAAACTAGCACACCGCGCTTGTTAACAAGTACTAGATCGGGAAAGCCTGCGTCGCCTTGAATGTGTGTAGCCCATTTGCCGCGCTTGTTCATTGCCGGCAAGTCATGGTGGACCAACCAGCCGTAACGTGTCGCAATGTCAATGACGGTGTTTTTAAATTGGGCTTCAAGCATTGCCATTTGTTTGGCTTTCGGCCAGTATTCGGTATGCCTCGGTTAACGCTTTCCAAGTGTCGCGACTTTCCTCTAAACGCTTATTTTGTTGACGTAGCATTTCAATTTCGGCGCGCAAATTTTGGTTTGTTTCGCGCATAAATTCAATCATGTTAATTTCGTCGGTCATTAGTCGCCCTTACTGCTTGGAAGTTTTTTCATTGCGTCAATAACTTTTGTAGCTTCTTCCGGGTTAAGCGTTTCCAATGTCACGGCTTGCGACCAATTCAACGTTGCTGCTATGTAATCGTGTAATTGCATTTCGTCAAAACCAGCACCTTTTGCCAACGATTTAATAAAATACAATTGTTTTTGGCTTGCCTGTTTTGGGTAGGTGCCAGGTGCTTTTGGCTTCGTTTCGGTTGGTTGGTCTTGGCGCGCTTGTACTTCGTTTTTGCTTGCAATGGCTTTGCTTACGCCACAACCCATATAACCAAGAGCACGGCCCAAAGCGCTAGTCATTCCAACCATGAATTCACTGTTTTTTGTGTATGGGGTTTTGCCGGGGTACGGTTCGGCAGCTGTCGCAATGCTTGGCAACGGGTCTGTTTCGTCGCGCCAAACGGTCACGGTGCAACGGTAAAAGCATGAGCCGTCGGGCATTGTCACAACTTCCGCGCTTGTTTCCTGTATTCGAAGGTTAGGCCAACGCTTCAACGCTTCATTTAAGCGGGTCGGCACGTCTACATAATTGTCAATGCTAAAAGCCATGTGTCGGGTCCTTTTGTGTCGGGTTTAAATTGCTGCGGGCAACGTATCCATTGGGTGTAACAAACTTTGTGGCGTCATAAAACACGGTGCCGGCATGTTGGTTGCCCAACGTGTTGGGTGCCATGTTTCGTAAAGCGTTTGCCAACCTCGAAGGCTTACTGTGCGTGTGTCTGCGTCAAGTGTTGCCAAAATGTATATTGCGGGTTTGTCGCACTCATGGGTAAGCAAGCAACCGTTAGCGCGCAATGTGCTTCTTACTTCGTAGCCGGCTACGTCGCTAGCGTTTTTGTTGTACGGCTCAAAACCCCAGGCCAATTGCAAGTATTTTGCTACAGCAAACTCACCAATGCAGCCTATTTTCATTGCTTTTAGGCTGTCGGCAGGGGTTAGCCCGTAGTTGTGTTTTGCACCGCGCGCGTCGCACCAATCTATTCGTAAACGTGCAACGGCGTAGGCGTAGTCAATTTCGTTTTGGGTTAGCGCAATTTGTGGCATGTCACCCGCCAAGCGCTTCGATTGCTTCGCTTACGGTTTGCCAGTCGGTTGTATTGCCGCTTAGGTCTAGGTCAACTGCCAAATGTTTTAGCCGGGCGATCAAGTCGGCGTGTTTTGGTTTGTACGGTATATGTGCGGGCCTGCATATTTCGTCTAACAAGTTTTTAATTACTGTTTCGTGCCTTTGCAGGGCGTTTTGTGTCGGGTCTAACATGCGTCGGGTTTCCTCGCTTAGTGTGTTGTCGGGGTAGGGCTGTTCTTGCATTTAGTTTGCTGTTTTCCATGGTAGCCAACCGCTGTTGTTCCAAATGGCAACCATGGCTTTAGTGTTTGTTACTGGGTTAAATAGTTCGTCGCATGTTTGCAAAATGCCTTGTGCTTGCAACCAGCCAGTAGGCCAGTACGTCGAGGGTTTGCACCAAAAATAATTTATTTGGTAAATCCCAGCTGACCCGCCCATTGTGTCGGTGGCATTGAAAGCGTCACTTGTGCAAAGGCTTTCACGTACAGCGACCCGTAACGCGGTTTCTAGCTCTGCCTGCGGTAATCCCTCGGCAACTGCCAAAGTCGCCACCTGCGAGCATGTAGTGACCAATGCGGGCATTGTGGTTGTTGTAGTCGTTGTTGGCGGTAGGGAAGCAATTACGACCTGTGGGGTTGGCGCGGTGGCCTGTGCATTATTAAAACCAAAAGCGATCAAAACGCCCAAAACTAGGGCTAATAAGCCTGTGAGCAATCTGTGAATAATCATTAGTTGGGCCTTTCCATTTGGTAGGGGTTTCCCCATGTGCCGTGTGCCGGGCTTTTAAATGCCATTTGCGCGTGCAAGCAATCAAGGGTGTCCGGGTCGCGAAATAGTTGAACCATAACTTGCTGCCCTGTTTCAAGGGTTGTTATGAAACATTCGTAAATAAAGGTTTGCGGCTCTGTCATAGGTTTAGGCTTTCCGTCGGTGCAAAAACCCTAGCCAACGATTGTTACGCGGTTGTGGATACCCCAAATGTCGCTTCAAATATGGCTTTTACGGCGTCCGGATTGTCGGCAAACGCCGGGCTTAGTTCTATGTGCCACCAATCGCCACCGGGTGCGCTTGACACGGTTTTTGTTTCGTACACTTTCCACGCTTGGCGATCACAACGCCACGACGCGCCCCAAGGTTTGCTGAAGTAGTCAATAACCATTTGCACACCGAAAGCGTTGGCGTTAGCAAGTATTTTGTCAATAAAAACTTTGGATACCGCGCGACCTTCTTTAATGCCTTTGCCATCAATTTTGCGGTACGACAAATCCATTGCGCGACCTGTGGCATGTACTGACAATGTGCCAGGCTTCGAGCGAACGTCACGTTGGCCATAAGTCCCATTGTTCCAAAGCGCCCCGTTTGAATACTTGGCAGCTTGCCTTACCCATTCCTCGGTGCCGGCACGTTTGCCAGTTGCCGGGCCGTCGCTGTTCCCTATGTAGTCGCGCGCACCAACAACACCCGGTTTGGCTTTAGCAATCATTGGTCGCTTGGTGTTCCTGGCTTGCTTTTAAGTCCATTTGAGGCAACAAGGCCGCTAAGTGTGCCAGTAAGGAAAACTAGCAACGTGCTTAAAAGGTCAATTAGTTGTGCGTCGGTTGGGGCTTGTTCGGTTGGTTGGTCAACAAACAAAATGCCGTAAATAAACGCCATGACCGTAAAGGTAAAACACAATGCCATTAGACGGCCTACAAAAACGATTAATGAAGCGTGGTGTTGTTCGGGTGTTTTATTCACATGCGGCCTTTGTAAAGCATTGGTACTCGATATTCGTTTTAGAAACTGTGCAACCACTACAACCCCAAACTACGACGGCAACTAAAAGCGCGTACCCAATCATGTAACGCCATTTCATTACTCAACCGGGTTATAGGGCGGTTGTGGAATGTAAACGGGTGGCACAAAATCTTTGGTTTTTGCGTCATAGGTGTAACCAACGCCAGCGTATGTTTTGCCGGGTGCGTTAACAAACGTTTCTACGTATGTGCCGGGGTAACGTTCGGGGTTTGCGTCTAAAAATTCTTGTGTAACTACATGAACGGCAATGACAATGCTTTCGGCGTTAATTTCTGCAAAATATTGTGTTTCGCTCATGCTTTAATTCTCACATAAACAATGCCGGAACCGCCAGCACCACCCGGCGCGGCAACCGTGCTACCAGCACCACCACCACCGCCACCTGTGTTTGCTGCCGCGCTGTTTCCTGTATTAACGCTTCCAGCACCACCAACACCCGAACCGCCGGCGCCCGGTGATGTTCCTGAACCGCCACCACCACCACCAGCCTTAAACAATGCGCTACCACCAATAAATGCGCTCACGTCATAACCCGCGCCACCAGCGCCGCCAGTTGTTGTAACCGCGGCTGAACCTACTGCTGTTGCACCGCCACCACCGCCACCTGCTTGGTTGGAACCAGTTGCACCGTTGCCACCAGCAAAGCCGATAATAGTTGGAAATAACGAAACTTGACCTGTTGAATATGGGGCACCACCACCACCACCACCGCCGCCGCCGCTTGCGCCTGAATAACCGACATTGTTAGCAACGCCAACGTTTGTCCAGCCTGCATACCCGCCGCCAATGATGCTAAAACTGCGCGCCGTGTTGTTAATGCTTGAGCCTGCGCCGTTTGTTCCTGCTGCGCTAGTTGTCGCGCCTGCGCCACCTGCGCCAATGTCAATTGCATAAGTTGCGGCCGTTAGGTAAACCGATTGAATAACTATTCCACCAGCACCGCCGCCGCCGCCGCTGTAGTTTCCGCTGTTAGATGAACCGCCACCGCCGCCACCGCCAACTAGGCAAATATCAAATAGTCCGTCTTTGCTTACAACAAGGTTGCCGTCGGTTGTAAAAGTTAAAAGCGTGTAATTTATGCCGCCAACGGTAACGCTTGACGATGAACCACCAGTTGCAGCGCCATAAGTTGCACCGCCACCGCTAAAAAAAATAGCAGCACTAGCACTTGTAAAATACAAGGTGCCACCTGCCCACGTGCCTAACGCTAGTGATGAAGCGGTTGTTACTGTTGCCGTGCCGGCGGTAATCGTGCAAACACCCGCGCCAATGTTTTGTATAAAAAGTGTGTCACCGGCAGCAAACAATCCGCTGTTTACGGTAATGGTTGTTGCCCCGGCGTTTGACATAACAACACGGGTGCCTTTGTCGGCTGCGACCAGCGTGTAGTTAGCCGTTTTATTTGAAACGGTTTGGTTGTAGTCGTTGGCCTGTAATGCGTCCATTTGCGCGGCGGTTAAAACCTGCCCTGCGGTAAAATCTTGAATAGCCATAGTTTTAGCCTAGATCACCCCAGCACATTTAGCGCGTCAATTTTTCCAAACTCTGCATTGTCAAGTATCAATTCGTACACAATCGTTGTAGGGCTTGTAAACAAACTGACCCGGTGGCCGTCCAAATTAATGGCATGCTCGACACCCTCTACGGAAAGCTCTTGGGCCAACGTGGTTGTTGTGGACCCTGTAACAAATGTGCGTTGAATACTGATTGTGTCCGAAACGTCAATTGTTGCCACGGTGTCGCGTTGGGCGTTGGTAAGGGCACCAAAGACGGTTTCTACGCTGTTGTAGCGCGCTTCCGGGGTGCCGTTCAAAAGGTAACTTGCGGCCGTGTCAATTTGCCCTTGTACGTGTAAAAGGCTATTTGTAATGCTGTTAGTTTGAACAAAAAATTGAGCTTGGCTTGACAGATCGTCGGCGGTGCTTGTTTTGCCGTCTAAGGCTTCTATGTACACCCTGTTAGTAACGCTGTCCGCTTCAAAGGTAATACCCAAATTTGTGTACGGTACGCCCGTTCCGTCGTCCATAAAGTCAATTACGGGACCGCTAAGGGTTGTTCCCACACGCGGCGTAAAGGTTAAAACCCCGTCGCGCGCCACAAACAAACGGCCAAATTCTGCGGTTTGGTTAATTTGCAAAAGGTACGCCAAAACGTTTGTACCAGCCGGCACTGTGTAAGCGGCGGCGTGGCCTAGGTCTACTGTGCCAGGGTCAATGCTTCGAGCGGCG